GGGAAGAGTAAGAGCTAAACTTCCAGCAGTTCCTCCAGAAATTACTGTTGTTTGTCCACCAAGAACAGGAAGAGTTGCAATACCGCTAGATGGAGTGATTGCAGTTTGTGTTCCGTCACCAACTTGATAACTTTCGCTGAGAGAAAAAGCAGATCCAGCAGTTGTTACTGTTTTGTTGGTATGAACTGCGTTTGGTAAGCCAGTATTACCAAAACTACCAAGATTTAATCCACCAATTCCATTAGTAACAAGAGAATCTCCTGATCCTGTCGAAGTAGTGATATTATTTCCGCTTATGCTGTAGCTTGATGGGGCTGCATTTGTAATTACATAAGGCGAATCTATGGAAATTTGTGCAGAAGTGACAAATTCTTGTTTTATATCAGCATAAACTGGTGCTGAGAACAAAAATAGAAATGGAAGAAGTTTTTTCATGGTTTTGGTTTGTTTGGATCAACCTTAATGACGTTAGGTTTAGCAGTAACAATTTCTAATGGCTGTTTTATTATGATAGTTTGTACACCTCCATTGGAGTTACTGATAGTACCATTTTCTTCTTCTTTCTTTTTTTTCTTTGCTCCTTGTGCTGCATTAACACTAATTCCTAACCCACCTAATATATTGCCAAGTAAACCAGCAGCAAAAGTACTATCTACTCTAGGTTGATCTGGTATATCTATTCCAAATAGTTTATTTGGCAACTTTATATATCCAAGAGATAAGACTAATAAACACCAAGCAAGAATAAAACCTTGTGCAACAGTCGAAATCAGAAAAGTAATTTTTTCTTGATAATCGGGCTTATCATCCTCTGTTGTTTGCAACGAAGGCTCAGGAATTTTCTTTTTATCTTCTGCCATAACTTGTTTTATTAGTCATACTAAGCATAATTATAACTTAAAGCAATGCCAGAGGTTTATGGAGCGTTAATAGGGGCAGCAGCTACCGCCTTTCTTATGGTTTTATCTAATGTAAGTAATAGAAGAGAAAGAGATATAAGAGAATTATTTAATAGATTAAATCAACTGGAAAGAGCAGTAAGTAAGCTAGAAGGTCAAAATCGTTAATGTTTGGTATGTTTGAGATATAACATATATTTTTTTATGTACAAGATTCTAAAACCAATTCTAATGACATTCTTGACAACAACTGCTGTTAAGAAATTAATTATAGATTTATTAAAATCTATTGCAAAACAAACTACCAATACTTTAGATGATAAAGCGGTTGCAATTTTAGAGAAACAACTTTTTCCGTAACATGAAAATTACCAAATTTCTCAACATTGATATAGAACCAGCACCTCCAGAGTTGGAACTAGAAATTGAAATGCAATGTAGAGAAATCATGAAAAGTAATGATTTGGATAATGTAAAAAGATATTGCACACATATGGTTAGAAAGAAATTTGATCAAGATGTTTTTATGGCTTCTTTGTTAAATCGACTTATAGAATTAGAAGCAAGTCGAGTTGTATTAGAAATGCAAAAAACAAAACCTAAGAGTTTTCTGAAGAAATTTTTTCGTATTCATTGAGATGTTTTCTTTCAAAATCTTTAACTAACATACTTTCAGTCTTATCAATCTCATAATTAAACTTTAAAATTGCCGTTTTAATATGTTCTGTAATCCATCCCCCTTGTTTGGAAACGACTTGAGCTTTATTTCTTTCATTTATGAAAATATAGTGGTCATATCCTTTTAGTTCTATATCTAAAAGATTTTTTTCTAAGTCTTTACGTCTTATTTCTTTTAACTTTTTTAATTTTTTAGAATCACTCATTTTTCTTTTTAATTGAATTAAGAATCCTTGATAGTGCTCTACCTTGTAATCGGTTTTGAATTGCTCTATTCCAGTTTTCTTGATCTCGTTTTAATGCTTCATCATACACTTCTTTATCAATCTTGTCTTGTAAAAATTTATAAACAACTTCTCTTATCCAAGAAGTAGGTTTTATTTTTAATTTCGTACGAATGTATTCATCGAATAGTTCTCCTCTGTTTATATCTATAAGAACGTGGTAATACTTTTTGTTTCCGTGAGGTTTTTTGCCAGCTTCAGCCATGAATATCTTTTTAATTTATACTATCACATTCTCATTGTATTAACTTTTAGATTCCCAAGCCTTAATTAATCGTTCCAATTCAGAAATTCTTTGCTTTGCTGCTTCAATTCTTTGCTGTTTTGTCATATTTTCCCTGGGGAGAGTGGCTGAAATTGTCCCATTCTCTATAAACACGCTCCACAGCATTGATTTGGTATGGGACAAGTGGTTGGGACAAGTATAATTGTCTCACGTTCCAATTATAATGGGACAATCTATTTTGTCTCACATAGTTGTCCCACTGAAATCTATTGGTACGACTAAGATTCTTCTAATGGGACAAGATATGCACCCTCTCCCCGTGCGAGGACTGCTCTATAAGACTTATTAGAATTATCATCTTCTATAAGTTCAATAAGACCTTTCTTAACTAATCTTTGGAACGATTTTCTTATCGCAGCATCTTTACCATCAACCATTGGATCGTGAATCATTTGATTTATGGTATATGTTTCTGGATGAATTTTTCTCAGCTTTTGAAGAACTTTATCTTGAACAGTTGTAGGAGAACCAGAATCAGCAGAAACTTCAGGAGTGTAGTCAGCGATAGCAAAGGTAAGATCATCTTTCATCTTCATTATCATTTGAGTACCCATTCTTCCAGACCTAGATTTTTCGATAGTAATAAATCTGCTATTACGACCTACCTTATTGATTTGTTCTTGGGTCGGTTTAGATAACTTCCAAGTTTCATCAACAGCATCTCTTATAGCTGATGTTCCCCTAAACCCACCATTCTTATTAGCGTGATGAATTATAAGAATAGTAGTTCTTGGAAAGAGAACTCCATTATTTCTAGTTAGCCAATATAAAGGTTGAGCAAAGTCTGATTTGTTTTCATCAAAAGCCCTACCACCACTACAGCCAATCAAAGAGTCAATTACAACTAACTTTGGTGTATAGGTTTGCATCAACTTAATAAACTGAGCATATCTTTGTAGCTGCCAATCAGTTTGAATCTTCACGTTGCTTTCAATAGGAAAGTTAACTTCTTCTAATTGTTCTTTAAGTTGTGATAGTGGTTGATCGCCATTCAATAGCAGAACATTGCCCTGATCTACAGGAACTTTACTACCTCTAACTAAGAAAGGATCTCCAGTAGCAATATGTTTTGCCATAGTCCAAGCACTCATGGATTTACCATCTCCGCCAGCACCATATATAAGAACAACTGAAGGAGTAGGAAGAATGTCAGGTATCAAGTATTCCCTCTGAATGTCTAATGCAAAAAGATCAGCTATATCAAGAATACCTTTTTGACTTTCATATTGAATCTGATCAACGATAAGTTTTTCTAAAGATGATTGATCTCTGTAACCAGACTTTAGAGCTAAAGTATTCAATTTATAGTTCATCTCAGCAGGGTTATCCAACTCAAGAATATTTTTGGCACGTTTAATGACATCGCCAAAATCAAGAGTAGAAGTTCTAATTTCTTGAACCTGTTTATCTTCAGCTTTACTAACAATCTTTTTATTTTCAGCAGAGAATCTATGTCTTTCGGGATCTTCTCTATCAGCTAACCAGATTAAAGTACCTAAACCAATGCCCCCACTTTTAAATGAATACCAAGCAGTAGTGCAGGGAGTATCGTGATCTCCTGCATCTTCCCATTCTCCTGCAAAATCAGGATCTTGAGATGACCAGAAAGACCATAATGCCAAACCCATTTCACTAGGAAGAGCAGAATGAATTGCCATTCCAACCCTGACCCAATGCTCTCTACTACCTAAACCCTGATGAGAGATAACGGAAAGACATTCATGGATGATCTGAGCAATCTCGTCATCTGTTCTATCACTAAAATCTAAATCTTTTTTATTTTGTACTGGTTTTGGAGGAGCTTTCATCTCAGCTAATAACCAAGCAGGAGCTACAGGTATATTGAAAAGATCCCCAGTTAATTCATAGAACCCTTCTTCTGAACTATGTCCACCTGGGTAAGCACCATATATAACACCCTGTCTTCTACCCCAAAGTATTTCATAATTACCACCATCTTCTTTACGAAGACCATGCCCTTTAACTTCACCCCATAGAGCCTCTGGAACGCTAAAGATATATTTCGCTGCGTCTTTCTTAGTAGAAGTGATTCTAGGGGCATTTACGAGGGTTTCAGACCATTTTTGCTTTAATACTGCTAAGTCTTTATCAATATCGAGAATGACGATACCTTTTCCTCTGATTCCTGTATAAAGACCAACGGCTTGAAGATCAGGGTTTTTCTCTATTGCTAGTTCTAAATCATGATTATCAAAATCTCTTTCCCATGATTCTTCTAATGGGTTTTTACCTGTAGCCTTACGGCCTGATTTCATCAACGCATCTTTTTTATATATAGGTGCGTAAACGAGGTTTTCTGGAAGAGTCTTGACGAAACTAATAATTGTCATGTATCATTCTAATAGGATAAGTGAAAGCCTCTGATTTCTGGTTTGCAATTCGCCAGACTTCGGAGGTTTTTTCATTTTAGGCTATTTACAAACTAGGGTCAAGCTATTAGAATGAGATTGTGCAAATAAATTTTGCCCATTGATTACAAACGCTATTTAACAATTTCACTTTTATGAAATTTTCAGCCACTTTTGAAGAAAAAGTCAAAAAAGCAGAAGAGCAAGGGGATCGCCCACTTGTTTCTTCATATTTAAACCCATCAAAGGTAGACCCAAAAGAACCAATTTCTTTCGCATTATTGGAAGAAGATCCCCTAATCTTTTGGAAAATCTACGGAGAGTCAGTACACGGAGATAAAGGTAAGTCCTTTAGATTCATGGGCAAACCAACAGAGGAAGAAATTCTTACTGAAATGGGTGGTTCTTATACAAGAGGAACAAAATTCCAAAGTACAGAACCAGCAGATGCTAAAGAAACTTACGTTTGGCCTATCTACGATTATAAGAACAAAATGGTTCGTATCTTAGAAGCAGACCAATATCAGATTCTTAGTAAGATCAGAAAGCTATCCTTAAACAGAAAGTATAAAAATCTTATGGAATGGGATCTTTCTCTTTCCTTAGATAGAGAAGGAGGTCGTTGGAATTACGACATTCAAATTGAACCACAAGATGAAGATGATCAAGGTGATCTAGACGCATCGTGGGAAAAAGTTAAGTCGAAAGGTTTCGATTTAAAGAAACTCCTTACTTATGAAGATCCTTTCGGAGGATAATAAAAAAGTTAAACGCAATTCCGACTGCCAGCTTAATCTACTGGCAGTTTTTTTATGTAAATATATTGTTGTCAAGATGCTATATATATACTACAATGATGTCATATATATTATTTATTATGACTCAGCCATCTGATCCTTATGCTTTACATAGGATTTCCATTCAAATTACTAAATCACAGTACGAATTATTAAAAGAACATTCCAGACCTGGGACTTCTATTTCTGAATTAATCAGAAGAAGTGTTGATAGTTATTTCGCACCAGTGCTAAAAGAAAAATTAATAGCCCATCAGGAGAACGTCACAGTATAAATGCAACGTCTTAGTTTTATAAATCTTAAAAGTTACATTCACGAAAAAGGATTTATAGTTTTAGACCATTGTTATAAATGCAATAAAGTCAGCTATAGATCCGAAGAGGAAGCAAAAATTATTGCAGCAGATATGCGAGCAAAAGGAAAAGGCCATTCATATGTTTACGAATGTCCAAAAGGGAAAGGTTGGCATTTAACCTCACAAAAACCACAAAGTAACAAAGTAATTAAATTTAGGAAAAAACCCCATTCATCTAGACATAAAAAAGGTTGGTAATTAATACCATTGCAAATAATCTTCGTTTTCTTTAAATGCTTGTCTTAGTTTTGTAAAATTCCATAAAATAGGACTATTCTTGTGGGGTGTTAATTTTTTATAATGAATACCTTCTTTTAAATAAGGTTTTTTCTTTAATTTATAAACTGTTTGCCTACATTGCATTGTTCTAATACAAATATATTCTGTAGAAACCCATTGAAGACAAGCATCATCATTAGCCATATCTAATTTCCATTGTAAAAAACGTAAAAGTTCAATGCAATTATCGGTTTTCCATTCTGAAGATTTACTAATAAAATAATCTCTTTCTGAAGTTATAAAATTTAGGTGTTTAACATCTTTTGGATTTAACATAAGAGTTACTGCTTCAATCATTAGTCTTACATCCATAGAAGGAACTACTCCTAGATCGCATTTGTGCAGTCCATAATCAACTGTGTTCATAAAACAGATTGATTGTTCGAGTTTTTTAGTCATAAATTATTTCAATGTATTAACTTTAATGTTAACACCCTGTAAACGTTTAACAACAAATTCTTTAACTAAGCCAACTTTCCTGTTAACAAAAAAAATACTGTCGTAATAACCCTAGTGTTTGCAGTGGTTTTGTTTGGTAGATTAAATTTAAGTCATATTTTTTATTAACTATGGATTCGTTATTTGATGTTAAATCTATCAATGTAGAAGAGTATTATTCTGTAAGAGAAACTCTTGAAAGATTATTAACTCCACTTCCCCCAGATAAGTTAAAAAATTTTGGAACTTTTATATCTGACCTTTGGAAATTTATTACTAAACAATCTCCTATGAAAGATACAGAAAGACCAAGTTATTTTGAAGAAGAAGAGCCTTGTTCTTTTTTAGTAAATGTTTATCCTAAAGTATGGTTAGAAAATATAATTATTTTTTCGATTAAGTTTTGTCCTGATTTTTTTTATGATGAATAATGACAATCTTGCAATTCAGAAGAAAAACGGATAAAGTTAAGAAAAATCCTTATAGACAAATGACTCTTGCCTTACCAATAGATCAGGATAGGCAAAATTTATTAGCAGGACTTCGCCATTCATCTTTGGTGCGTGATGACTCAGGAAAGCACCGAGTTTATAGAGATGAAGAAGAGAAAGAATATCATTCAGTAACTTCGATTCTTAAACATACTGCACCTGCGGAACAGAAAGCAGCATTAATGAAATGGGTTAAACGTCCAGGAAATTTAGAACACAGAGATATGGCTTGTTGCATTGGTACAGCAGTTCATTCATATTGCGAAAAAATATTAAAAACTGCGTCTATACTGGCAATAAATTCAGCAAACAAACGTAATGGTTGGAAAACTTATGAAGATGGTCTGGCACGACCTAGCCAAGCAATCACAACTTGGGCATTACAAAACGCCATTCATGGTAAAAATAAAATCCAGGAACAATGGGCGTGTAGTGAGTACACCCGAAATATACAACCTTTTTTAGAAGATATAAAAGCCATTCATCTTAGCGAGTTTAATGTTAACCATTCATCAGGATATGCTGGTCAATGTGACGCTTTAATAGATACAGAAAACCCTGACGGCCATTCAGAATTAACAATAGTAGATTTCAAAACTTATGGAAAAGATACAGATAAACCAGAAAAATATTTACAGGATCATTTATTACAAATAGGAGCGTATAACGAAGGACTATATGAAAAAACTGGAGTACGAGCAAAAAGGGGATTAATATGTATAATAAGGAAGAACGGATTACAGCTTCGTTGGGTAACAGCTATGGAGTTGATAGGTTGTGGTGCGTTATTTAAAGAAAAGGTAGCAGAGTTTCAAGATATGGTAAAA